CGCTGCGGCTACGCTGACGGCTGCTCAGGTTCTGACTGGTCTGTTGATTGTCAGCACCGCTGCGACTACGACCAACCAAGCCTACACGCTCCCGACCGTGGCTTCGCTTGAAGCTGCGTTGGTAAACCCGAAGCTCAACAGCACGATTGAGTTTGTCGTGATTAACCTCGGCACATCGTCCGGCACTGCCACTATGACCACCAACACGGGTTGGACGGTTGCGGCTACGCTGGGCGCGGTTGCGGTCGCGGTTACTGCGTCGGGGCGCTTTTTAGGGCGCAAGACCGGCGACGGCGCTTGGACGCTGTACCGAATCGCCTAAAAAGCGAATAGGAACGGGGTGGGTAACCACCCCGTTTTCTTTATGTACATCTACCTCAGACACCCTAAACACGGCACCAAAGTCGCTATCGCGGAAGCGGAAGCGGAGGCGGATGAATGCAATGGTTGGGTGCGATATACTCCCAGTGAGCCGGACGCTCCGGTCAACGAATTAGAGGCTAAGCGCCGACGACGCCCCGCCGCATAGGAGGCCAACATGTCCACAACGGCAGGCGAGCAAATCAACGCCGCGCTACGGTTAATCGGCCAGCTTGCGGAAGGCGAAACGCCGTCCCCAGCCACTTCTCAAGACTCACTCGCCGCGCTCAATCAGATGATTGATTCGTGGAACACCGAACGGCTCAGCGTCTTTTCAACGCAAGACCAAGTGTTCACTTGGCCACCCAATACCATCAGCCGCACGCTGGGGCCGACTGGCGACTTTGTAGGCAACCGGCCTATCCAGCTTGATGACTCAACGTACATGCGCGACGCCACTACGGGCATCTCGTTTGGCATCAAAATGATTAACCAGCAGCAGTACGACGGCATTGCGGTCAAGACGGTAACCAGCACCTACCCGCAAATTATCTGGATTAACATGACGTACCCCGACATCGAGATGTACGTCTATCCCGTGCCGACACGGGCGCTGGAGTGGCATTTCATTTCAGTGGAAGAACTGACTCGCCCCGCTGACTTGACGACAACGCTGGCGTTCCCGCCAGGTTACTTGCGGGCGTTCAAATACAATCTGGCGTGCGAACTGGCGCCTGAGTTTGGCGTCGAGCCGTCGCCCACTGTGTCGCGCATCGCTATGGCCAGCAAACGCAACCTCAAGCGTATCAACAGCCCCGGCGACATCATGGGGCTGCCGTACAGCATTGTTGGCACTCGCCAGCGGTTCAACGTGTTTGCCGGTAACTATTGATGAAGACGCCGATTCTGGGGCAGGCGTATGTGGCTCGCAGCGTCAACGCTGCGGACAACCGCATGGTCAATCTGTTCCCAGAAGTCACGCCGGACAACGGCAAAGACGCGGGGTTCCTCAACCGCGCGCCGGGGCTGCGGCGGTTGGCGACCGTTGGGTCTGGTCCCGTGCGAGGCATGTGGCAGTACGGTGGGTACGGCTATGTGGTGTCCAGCAACACCCTGTACCGCGTGGATGCAGCGTGGAACGTGACATCGCTAGGCGGGGTGTTAGGCACTGGCCCAGTCAGCATGTCCGACAACGGCACGCAGTTGTTTATCGCTTGCAACCCGTGGAGCTACATCTACAACGCCAGCACCGGCGTGTTCGCGCAAATTACCGACCCCGATTTTGCCGGCGCGGTAACCGTTGGCTACATTGACGGCTATTTCGTATTCAACCAGCCAAACTCCCAAACCATCTGGGTCACGCAACTGCTAGACGGTACGTCGGTGGATCCGTTGGATTTTGCCAGCGCCGAAGGTTCTCCTGACGGTCTGGTGGGGCTTATTGTGGACCATCGCGAGGTGTGGCTGTTTGGCACCAATTCGGTTGAAGTCTGGTATGACTCAGGAAACTCTGACTTCCCGCTAGAGCGCATCCAAGGTGCGTTCAACGAAATTGGCTGTGCGGCGCCGTATTCCATCGCCAAGCTCGACAATGGGCTGTTCTGGCTAGGGTCCGACGCGCGCGGCAATGGCATCGTTTATCGAGCCAACGGCTACACCGGCCAGCGAGTCAGCACGCACGCCATTGAGTTTGCCATCCAAAGCTACGCCAGCATTTCAGATGCGTTTGCCTACACCTACCAGCAAGAAGGCCATGCCTTTTATGTGCTGACGTTCCCGACGGGCAACGCAACTTGGGTGTACGACGTGTCTACTGGCACTTGGCATGAGCGGGCGGCGTTTTACAACGGCGCGTTTTCGCGGCACGTCAGTAGTTGCCAGATGAATTATGGCAACGAGATTGTCGTAGGCGACAGCACTAACGGTAACATCTACGCATTCGACCTTGACGTATACACCGACAATGGCGCCCCGCAAAAATGGCTGCGGTCGTGGCGGGCGTTACCGTCGGGGCAGAACAATCTAAAGCGAACGGCGCAGCACTCGCTACAACTTGATTGCGAAACGGGTGTTGGCCTTAACACTGGGCAAGGCAGTGACCCTCAAGCCATGCTCCGTTGGTCTGACGATGGCGGACACACCTGGTCGAACGAACACTGGGCGTCAATGGGCGCCATTGGCGCGTCAGGCACTCGGACGTTTTGGCGGCGATTGGGCATGACCGACAAATTGCGCGACCGCGTGTATGAGGTGTCGGGGTCCGACCCAGTGAAAATAGCCATCATTGGCGCTGAATTGTCGGTAACGCCTACCAATGCCTAACACTACCAACATCCCCGCACCCCGCGTTCCGTTTATCGACCCGCGCACGGGGTTGATGTCGCGGGAGTGGTATCGGTTCTTCTTCAATCAGTTCACGTTGCTGACCGAAGCTGGCGGGGCGCAACACAATAGCCTCGGCGGTTTGCAGGGGGGTACTACCGGCCAGTATTACCACCTGACGCAAGATGAGTACGTTGGAACTGGTAGCGGCGTGTTTGTGCGGTCTGATTCGCCAGTCTTTACCGGCCCTATATCGTTTGGCGGCCCGCTGACGCTCACTGGAACTTTGTCGGGCGCTAGCGCGGTATTTACGGGTTCGCTTGGTGCCGACGCGGGCACGTTTACCGGCGGAATTAGCACAACGACTGGAACATTTGCGGGCGCCATTGATGGAATTTCCGCTGACTTCACCAGCGACATATCCATTGGCGGGACTCTGACAGTTACCGGAACGTCTCAATTTACCGGCGCTGTTTTGTTTGATTCCGCTACGGGGACGGACATCGTTTGCGACACGGGCACGATTGCTAATTATTCATTCTCCGCCGACGACATCACCTCCTCTCCGCTAACCGGCGGGTCGGGCCAGATGAATTTCTACACGCTGAACTTAGACATCCCGGCAACGGTGCTGGCGATGAACATCGACAATCAGCAGCGGTTGAACTTCCCGGCGGTTTCGTTAGTTGGCGGGCCTCCAGGCTTAATCAATCCGACCAACTTCTACCAAGAGGGCCGGTCGTTTCTAGACAATATCTCCCCGCCGTCAACAACGAACACTTACGCTGTTTCCAACGTATTTGCGCCCGCGAACATTGCCGCTGATAACACCGGGGTCGTCTATACATACGGCATCACGATGTACATCGGCGGGGCGTTGCAGGAAGGCACGAACGTCACCATTGACGAAGAACTGGCGTTGGTGGTCAACAGCGGGAACTCCGTGTTCTCTAACACGCTGTTCGTTGGTGCAGGCGCTGGCAGCGTGGCCACATCGGACGCGCAGGGCGTGTTTTGCTCGCAAGGCGTCCTTGGCTACGGCAAAGATGCCTTCACAAATTCTCCGGGCGGCGCCGTCACTCAGCTGACCTCAAAATCAACCGGCGTCACGCTGAACAAAGGCTGCGGCGCTATTACCATGAACGCAGCTGCTTTGGCGGCCGGAGCGTCAGTCGAGTTTGTCCTGACCAACAGCTTCATCGCGGCGTTTGATACCGTCATCTGCAACATGGGGCCTGGCGGGACTGCATCCACCTACCTTGTGCAGTGCCAAGCCGTCGCTGCTGGCAGTTGCCGATTTCGTGTGACCAACTACAGCGGCACTTCGCGTTCTGAGGCTTGCGTGGTAAATTTCTCTATCATCAAAGCGACGAACGCATAATGGCAACGCTTGTTTACAATCTTGACGCAAACAACCCCGCTAGTTACCCCGGCTCAGGGTCTAGCTGGTTTGACATTAGCGGGAACACCTATTCTCCGTCAGTAACTGCGTCTCTCGTCAATGCCCCCACATTTGTCAACGCAGGCGCTTACAAGTATTTGCAGTTTACAAATTCAGCTGGTTCGTTTGCGCAGTTTGCATTAGCGGCAACAGACGCAGGCGCGTTTCCTTCCGATACGCTTGCGTACCAAATTTATCATCAGTCGTTTTCAATCGCGATGTGGGTGCGGTTAGATTCTGCGCCGTTTGTTGGTGGGCCAGCCGGAAATCCGTCAGCGCAAGTGCTAACGACGATGGCATATCCAGCCGGCGCCACCGAATATATGCAGTTCACGATCCAGAATGGCGGCGCGGGTACAACGTCTCAAGTTGACGAGTGGGGCGCGGGCTGGTTTCCGGGGGCGTGGTACTTAACCAGCACGACAGGCGTTTCGGGCGGCCCCGGCGTATCAATCTCAACAGGCGCATGGCATCACGTTGTTGGGGTGTGGGATACGTCCGGAGGATCTGGAGGATACCCAGGAACTATTTCTCTCTACATAAACGGAATAAAAGTTGCTCGACTTGACAGCATCTTCGCTCCGCTCGCCTCTTTGTTTGAAGGGACAGTATCCACCACCAACTACATCAACCGTTCTTACTTCAAGCCGCCATCAGCCAATTTTTACATCGGCGACACCAGTTTTAATCAGTATCAGATATACCAAGGCGCCTTAACCGCACTTGAAGTCTATAATTTATTCCGCGCCCGCGCGGTATCATTCGGGTATTCACTAATGGCAACTCTCAGTCCGCTACCGAAAATGCAGTTTTTCTCCACCGCTGGCGTGCCATTGGTGGGAGGCAAGCTCTACACCTATGCTGCCGGTACCACCACACCGCTGGCGACCTACACGTCGCAGTCAGGTGCTACGGCCAACACCAACCCCATCATTTTGGATTCGCGCGGCGAGGCCAACGTCTGGCTGTCGTCAGCCGCGTACAAACTCAAACTGACCACGCCGGCGGATGTCGAAATCTGGACCGTGGATAATGTCGGTAGCGGCGACCAGTTTGGAACATCGCAGTTGCTGTCCAGCGTCAGTGGGTCCGACACCATCACGGCTATTGTGTCGTCACCAAATTTTACCGCTTATGCCGCAGGGCAGATGTTTAACTTCGTTGCGGTTGCGGCCAACACGACGACGAGCGTGACGCTGAACTTGAATGGCTTGGGCACTAAGTCGGTTACCAAAACCGGTTCTACCGCGCTGGCGGTCGGCGACATCAAAATCGGGCAGCTAGTGTCGGTTGTTTACGATGGCACCCGCTTCCAACTGGTAGGCGCCATCTCACTATCTGCGCCGCCACCGATTGGCGACGTCACACCTAACACCGGCGCGTTTACCACGCTTAGCGCAACCTCTACGGTGTCGGGCGCCGGGTTTACCAGCTATCTGGCGTCGCCGCCGGCTATCGGCAACTCCGCGCCTAACACAGGTAAGTTCACTACGCTAACGGCTACGTCAGATATTTTCAGCACCCAAAGCGCGTCGCCGGCCAGCGTAGTGCTGACGAGTTGCGATTCGTCATCGGGGACAAGCGCCTATTCAAATTTGCAAATGCGTCGAGGACGGGGCACAACCGCAGCTCCTGCCGCTTTGGCCAGCGCCGACACCATTGGGTACTTGCAGTTCTACGGGTACAACGGCAGCACTTACGCCAGCAGCTCTTCTTTTCGAGCGATAGCAGATGGCGCATTTAGCGGCAGTAACAACAAAAGTTACATCACCCTTAACACAGCGCAAGCCGGGACGTCCGTGGTCGAATCGTTTCGATGGACCGCCGAAGGCGACTATTACGTCGGTACGACCTCGTCAAATCTCGGCACCGGCAATAGCACACTTGTCGGGCACACACTCCAAGCAAATGGTAGGGCCACCCATTCGTCCAGCGGGCAATCTGCTCTAGTCGTTAACCGATTAAGTGGTAGCGGCTCAGTAGTTGCTGTTGCGTTTCTTAAGGACGGAAACGGGGTAGGCAATATCTATGTAGACAGTTCTAGCACCACATACGCAACGACATCGGATTACCGTCTGAAAATGGACGTCACACCGATGACCGGCGCGCTGACATTGGTCAAACGGATGCGCCCGGTAGATTATCTTTGGGTTAACGGGCGCAAGCCGGGGTCTGGGTTTCTCGCGCACGAACTGCAAGAGGTTTTTCCGGACGCGGTTACCGGCACCAAAGATGCGGTGGACGCGAATGGCGAACCCGATTATCAAAGCGTTGACTATTCCAAGCTAGTCCCGACGCTAGTGGCGGCGATGCAGGAGCAACAGGCTATAATCGACAGCCTCAAAGTTCGATTGGCAAAGCTAGAAAATGTCTGACCTCGCCGAAATTGGGGCTAAGTTTCTCAGCAGCATAGCTGACGTAAGCGCGCTTACTAAGGCTATGCTGAAAGAGCCCCAAGCCGATTGCCCGGTCATCCATCATTTTGGACCTGGCGTCTGTATGCGTGAACTTAGGGCCGCCGCAGGCACTTTACTTGTAGGCCACGCGCAAAAACACGAACATCTTAACTTGATGCTCAGCGGCAAAGTGCTAGTAGCTTCTGACACCGGCGTTACCGAAGTATCAGCGCCAGCCATTTTTGTTGCGCCGCCAGGTCGTAAAGTGGGTGTGGTGGTGGAGGATATGGTGTGGCTAAACATCTATGCCACCGATTTGACCGACGTTAACGCTGTCGAAAATTATTTTTTGGATAAAAACGAAGACTGGGCAGAAGATTACGCGCTGCGTTTTCAAGCCGAACAGATTCAAAGTGAATACGCCCGCGCCGATTATTTTTCTATGTTGGCTGAACACGGCGTAGACCCCGAAACGGTGCGCAAGCAGTCATACAATGAAAATGACCGCGTAGACATTAACAGCCCCATTTTGCGATTGGCGCCGTCGCCGATTGAAGGAACGGGGTTGTTTTTGACCGCGCCAGTTCAGCAAGGTGACTTAATTTGCCCCGCCCGCGTAAACGGATTGCGAACTCAAGCAGGGCGGTACACAAATCATTCGCCTACACCCAACGCATTTTTTGTGTTTTTACCTAATGGCGATATTGATTTGGTCGCTTTAGTAGATATACCGGGCTGCGCCGGTGGCAGTCTTGGCACCGAATTAACTGTAGACTATAGAAAAACTATAGTTTTGATGGAGGACAACCAATGTCAGGTATAGCAACCGCTGTTGTTGCGGGGAGTGCCATAACCGCTGGCGCCGGCGCTCTTGCGTCTGGCGCCGCCGCAGATACTCAAGCCGAAGCCGCCCGATATGCGGCGGACCTCCAGTACAAACAATTTCAGGAATCGACCAAGCTCCAAGAGCCGTGGCGCAACGCGGGCGTCAAAGCGCTCAACCAGCTAATCCCGCTGTCGATGAGCTACACGCCGTTTGGCATGAGTCAGTTCAGGCAAGACCCAGGCTACCAGTTCCGGTTGAGTGAAGGCTTAAATGCGTTGGACAAGCAGGCCGCTGCGCGTGGTGGGCTCATCTCAGGCCGCGCGCTGAAAGCCGCAGGCCGGTATGGGCAGGACTATGCGTCGAACGAGTACATGAACGCATTCAACCGCTACCAGACCGAGCGTAACGCGCGCTTGGCGCCCCTACAGTCGCTGGCCGGTGTCGGGCAGACGACCGCAACTAACTTGGGCAACCAAGGCATGGCGATGGCGTCCAACGTCGGCGAAGCCTACCAGAACGCGGCGAACGCCCGCGCATCTGGCTATGTGGGCCAGGCAAACGCTATTGGCGGCGGCATCAGCCAAGGGGTGAACTACCTCCAGAACCAACAGCTAATGAATCGATTGCTGGGCGGCGGGGGTATGCCTGCGGGCGGTGGTGGTGGTGGGTTTACTAACGCCGGTGGGTTTAGCAGCGCGGGTCTTTATACCCCGGCTGCAATTTAGTAGGAATTTGCTATGCCAATCAACCCCGAAATTGCGTTAGGTGTTAAGCAGTTTGAGATGCCCGACCCGCTAACTGCCTACGCCAAGGTAGCGGCTATTAAAGACGCGCAAAGCCGCAACGCACTATCGCAGTTGGAGTTCGCTAAAGCCCGTCGCGAAGAAGCAACAACTAATGCGCTGAATGAAGCGTATCGGGCTGGATATGCGCCGGGTGGGATAGATTATAGCGCGGTAAAAAATTCGTTGGCGCAGGGCGGGCAAGGGTCCGCAATTCCTGCGATTGAAAAATATGAGCTAGAAAATCGAAAAGCTACGACTGAAGCGGCGGGCGCCGATGAAAAACTGTTCAACGACAAATTAGCATCGGCCCGCCGCGCGTTAGATTTTATCAACCCCGAAGACCCCGCCGCGCCGCAGCAGTACGCGGAATATCTTCGCAGCGTGTACGCCGACAAGATTCTTGGCCCGCGTTTAACGGCTATGGGCGCGCCGGTGGATAAGTCATTCGCCACACTGAGCAACGCTGTGCGGGCTGGGAAGTTCGCTGAGTTTTTTCAGCAGTCGGTGTTGGGCGTAGAGAAAACGATACAGAACCAGATAGAGCAAAACAAACTTACCGATTATGAGCGCACGGTAATCGCGGCGGGGTATCCGAAAGGTTCGCCGGAATACAGACGGCTGATGCAGCAAAAAGTCAATCTAGACTCGACGCGCGCGCCCACCGACGCAAGCCAATTGCCAGCGGATGCCCGCATGATAGAGTGGCTAAAGTCGCAAGACCCAGACACGCAAGCCCTATATCGCCAGATGTTTGGCAAAGGCGACACGGGCAAAGTCGCGCAAGTTATCACCGACAACGCCGGCAACGTCAGGATGTTTACCGCAAGCGGCGAAGAAGTCATACCTAAGACCGCTGCGGGAGCGCCGCCGCCTAAAGGCAAACCCAGCGCGACGTTTGAGAAAACCGCCGCGCAACGTAAGCAACTAGCTTTAGACCTTGACCGCGCCATTATTGAGCTTAGCACCGCCGCAGAAGATGGCGGTCTTATCGACCAATCTACGGGTAGCGGGTTAGGGCAGCTTGCCGATACGGCAGCGGGTGTTATCGGGCAAGCCACGCCAGGCGCAATAGCTATTTCAAAATTGCAACCTATCGCGGATTTGGTGCTGAAAATGGTACCGCGATTTGAAGGCCCGCAATCTGATAAAGATACGCAATCATATAAGGAAGCTGCGGGCCAGCTTGCGAATGGAAATCTTCCAAACGCAATTCGTAAAGCGGCAGCGCGCGAAATTGTGCGTTTAATGACCGAACGAAAAGGACAGTTTGTTAGCCCTGCAATGGCCGATGAGGGTACGTCCGCGCGAGAAACAGCAGCAGGAACGTCTTCCGAAGATGACCCGGTGGCGCGCGCGACTAAACTGATGCAAGACAAATACCCCGGTAAATAACACATGGCGACCATCGAAGAACTTAGCGCGGCGCTAGTTAAAGCCGATGCGGCGGGTAATGCCGAAGACGCTCAAGTGTTTGCCGATGCGATTCGGCAATT